TGACCGAGAAATGATGGTGGACATCAATGTCGGCATGGGCGCAACCGATCCGGTCAGCCGTATCCAGCGGTTCATATTTGCCATCCGTAACTATCAGATGCTGGCACTGAAGCCACCGCCGGGTGTGAATCTGGCTGAGATATGGAAGGAGATTATGGCACTGTCCGGCTATAAGAACGGCGAACGATTCACCACCCAGAGCGATCCTGACAAAGCCAAGGCTGAACAGGCAATGCAAATGCTGTCTCAGGAAAACAAGTCGCTTAAGCAGAAACTGCAAGATAAGCATGAGAGCAACGTGGTCAAACTGCAAACAACCCGCGAGACCAATGCGGCTCGTGTTGCTGTGCAGGAGATGAAGGAAGGCCACAACAACCGGCGACTGCTGGCTGAACATCTGATGGAGCTGAACATGGCAGACCAGAACATGCAGCCGCAGCCACAACCTAACCAGACACCGCAAGTATGAAACTAGACCCGAACAATGACACAGTCAGATGGGCTGTGTTTGGTGAGTCCGTCAAGCTATTCCTTGAATCGGACATTGGCGATTTCCTGCTCAAGCGGTCTGAGTCTGAGATTGATGCGGCGGTGCAGGAACTGAAGACCGTGTCGCCACGGGATGTGGACACCATCACTGATTTGCAGAACAGGATCAAGGTTGCTGAGATGTTCCAAGGCTGGCTGGCCGATGCGATTGCGGCTGGTGAGCAGGCCAAAATTCAAATCGCGGAGGAAAACGAATGAGCAAGCCAAAGAATTATGATGATATGACTGCCGACGAGCGTGAAATGGTACGCCGTGAGCAGGCCATTGAAGCCAACCAGAACCGCAACAACGAGATGGTCAACCGTCGCAACCAGATCGCCGACAGCTACGATGACATGCGTGCTGATGACATGGACGAGACGGACGGTGAGCGCATCCTGTCGAAGAATCCAGATGACACCGAAGCCGAAGCAGCAGAGGAAGATGCCCGTGCTGCCCGTGCGCGTCAGGAGCTGGAGCAAGATGATCGCCCAGGTAATGACCGTGATGACGAGGATGAGCAGGAGGAGGACGAGGGTGACAGCAAGGTCATCAACGGTGAGACCTATTACCTGCAGATCGTCAACGGCAAAAAGAAGTGGCAAAGCCTGCGTGAGATTCGCGCTACGGCACAGAAGGTAGAGTCGGCAGACGAGTATTTGCAAAACGCATCTGCTTCTGTTAAAAACGCAATCAAGATGACTGAGCAAGTGCCCAGTCAAATGGATGATGAAGATCTTGAGTTAGAGCTGAACAAAGCTCTGATGGGAGATCAGGAAAGTGTCAGGAAGTTGGCACAGCGACTCAAGGCAACGCCATCTGCGGTGACTCCAGACGTGTTGCAGGCTGTGGACGAACGCATGACCTTTCGAGCTGCGGTTGATTGGTTTGAAGGTGAGTACGAGAAGGAACTGTCTGATCCTCTGTTGAAAAAGCTGATCGTTGAAGAAGACGCACGGCTGGCCAACGAAGATCCGTCAATGTCCTACAAGAAGCGACTGAAGATTGCCGGTGATTCCATCCGAAAATGGAAGAACGGTATCTCAGGTCAAGCTGAAGGTACACGACCCACATCCAAGAAGCTGGAGCGCAAACAGCAGATGGCCAGCGCACCTGTAGCCGGTGGACGGTACAGAGAAGGCGATGAACCAGAAGCTGAGGAGACTGTAGCAGACGCAATTCAGGCGATGGCCAAGAAGCGTGGGCAAAGTCGAGCGATACAACACTGAGGAGTCACATTGTGTGGCTCCATTGAATTAGGAGTCACACATGGCCGGTCAAGTTTGGGCAGTAAACACACTCGGTGGATACCTCTACGCCCGTCAGTTAAGCAACGTCCTGAGAGCTGCCGTTCAGCCTCTGGTCAAATTCCGTCAGTTCGCTGACGTTCACGACATTTCACAGCAGGGCAAGAAAAAGGGTGACACGTTCACATGGGACGTATTCTCTGACGTTGCCACTGCCGGTCAGGTGCTGGTTGAAACCAACACCATGCCTGAAACCAACTTCACGATCACTCAGGGCACCCTGACTGTGACTGAAGCCGGTAACAGTGTTCCTTACTCTGGAAAGCTGGACAACCTGTCCAAGTTCCCAGTTGAGGACATCATCAAGAAAGTTTTGAAGAACGATGCAGTCAAGACCTTTGACCGCCTCGCCTGGACTCAATTCAACCAGACCCAGCTACGTGCCATTCCGACCGGCGGCACCAGCGCATCTGCTGTGACCCTGTACACCAACGGTACAGTGACCGGCACCAACAGCGTTGCATTCAACAACGGCCACTGTAAGGCCATTGTGGATGCCATGAAAGAGCGCAACATCCCTGCTTACGCAGCCGATGACTACTACGCAATTGCATGGCCGACCACACTGCGTGCATTCAAGAACAACCTTGAAACCATCCACCAGTACAGTGACACCGGCTTCAACCTGATCATGAACGGTGAAATCGGACGTTATGAAAACGTGCGTTTCATCGAGCAAACCAACATTGCCAAGGGCACCGGCACTGACGGTACGACCACGACAGCATGGTCAACTGGTCAGTCTGACTGGATCTTCTTCTTCGGTAACGACACCGTGGCTGAAGGTGTGGCCGTGCCGGAAGAAATGCGCGGTAAGATTCCGACAGACTACGGTCGTTCAAAGGGTATCGCATGGTACTACCTCGGCGGCTTCGGCATCGTCCATACGCTTGCGGCAAACTGTCGCATCGTGAAGTGGGACTCTGCTGCTTAACTTTCCTCCAATGGGTGAGCCGGAGACCTTCTCCTCCGGCTGCTTCCCAGCCCGAATAAGCAGGAGAGGTCTGAATTAGGAGATCTTGCGATGTCAACAAAGAATATGGCCTATGACCATCCGGCGTATCTGAGCCGGTTGAGTTACAACACAATCATGACTGCCGGTTCTGGCGGTGTGTCTGCGAAATTCACAGCCCACGCCAACATGCAGTTATTTTCGATCAACTCACAGGCAACTGTGGCTGGCACCAGTACCTACACTACCACTGTGACAGGTAGCACCACGGTCAACGTGGCGACCACTCAGATGTCACTGATCCGTATCACCAATTTGGCTGCACCCGGGGCTACCATTTCACTGTCTACCAGCACCATCGGGCCGTTCACGATGGGTGGTGGTTACATCGTCAGCGGTACGCAGACCAATCAGGTTGGCGCATTTGCTTCGTTCCCACTGAACACTTCAACCGGCTCGGCTGGCCTGAACGGTCTGGCGATCAGTCAGGGCGATCAGTTCTATGTGGTGAACGGTACGGATGCCACGGCTGTTAACCTGATCAGCATTGATGCTCAGATCCAGCCACTTGCCTCAATCACTGCCTAATCGGAGAAACCCATGCGTAAGAATGTAAATCCGCAGGTGGCAAACAAGGAGCATTCCACCAAGACATACGGTGGCGATGCTCCGTCGATGGATGCTGTGATCAAGTCAGCCAATGCCCGTGGTGCCAAGCGTCACGAGGTCAAAGGTGATGATTTGGCAGACATGAACCAGTTGCCTGATACGGCCAAGATGGTTGGCAATGAGATGGTAGGCGTGAAAAACAACGGCTACCTGACCAAGAAGGAACTGCCGACAGGTGTAGATGCGTTCTACAACAGCCTGCCGCCGGGGTCTGACATCGAGGATCAGGAGATCACCGACATCCGTGAAATGAAGATGAAAAGCATCACGCCACTGGGTTATCCCGGTGATGGATGGGGCGGGGAATAACCCCGCCTTTCTTTTCCTTCAACTTCGGGAGGGTTTATGACCCGTGTCGTGCAAGAAAAATTTCAGGTACGGATGCCGACAGACAAGGGCAATGCCGATCAGGGCAATGGCTGGGTGTCTGATACGTCAGCCCGTGTCAAAAAGGGTCTGTCTACTGACAAGGCGTTGGGCCTGAACAGCCTGCCGCCGGGGTCCGACATTGGCGATCAGGAGCTGTCTGACCAGCGTCATCATGATTATTCGATGGCTGGTGAGACCGACATCTCGCGTGACACCAACCCTGAATCGCTGATGAAAGGCTTCACCCGCAAGAAGATGCTCACCACGGA